TGTGCCCGAGTGGAAAGAGACCCGGTTAGTTTCCCTGATCCACCGTTCCCACGATGGTCAGGAGACATACTTGGGCGTATTTACCGAGCTGAGAAATGAACGCATCCACGCACGTCGTCTTGTGCCTTTCAACGGGGCTGCCCCCGAAGGAGTGCCACGCGAATTCGTTACAGGAGACTTTTGGCTCAAGCCGAAGGAGACTCCTCAGTACCTTGACTCCCCTCAAGAAGTCGAGGCCATCCGCCAGCGATTTCATGAACTCATGGAGCACTTCAAGTGAGACACCCCAGTAAGTGCCTTCACTGTAAAATCTCGGCGGAGCTTTTAGCCTACGTCGAGAAGAACCCTGAGGCCTGCACTTGGACCATTCTCACTGACCTCGGCAACGTCATCGCTGATGTGCTGATCGCCTCGCTTCCAGAGGACAAGCGAGCTCAGGCAGTTGAGCTTATCTCCCAGTCCATCCGCGCCGATACCCTCGGCTACGACCGGACCTCTATCGAAGTCCTCCTCCCTCAGGGAACGCGCCCCTCATGAGACGGCCTAACATCGTTCGCTCGACCAAGCTCACCGTGATGATCCCAGAGGACACACGGGCGAGGCTGGACTTGTTTCTCTACTCCGAGGTCGAAGGGCGCGTTCCCTTCGGAGCCTATCAGAAGTTCTTCGTCGAGCGAATCAATGAGTTTCTCAACGAAAAGGCCTTAGGCCTTCCGCCCAAAAAGGTGCCTTGATGTCTAGCCCTATCTCCCCTGAACTTCAGTCCAAGATCGCTAACTGGCGGCGGCGCTCGCTCACCGGCGAGATCACCCTTGATGAGATGAAGGAAGCCGTTCTGCTCATCCGGGGTCAGCGCTCAAGCGCCGCTGCCGCCGCCGCAACGGCCTCTGCGGGAAAGCGCAAAAAGGCCCCAGCCAAGAATGTCGACGACATGCTGAACGAACTCGGTAGCTTGTAACCTCGCCCACGGGCGAAGGAGTGCTCGTATGATCAAGTTCATCCTCGTAATCGGCATCATCGTGAATGGGGTGCCAGAGACCAAAGCCTTTGGCCCCTTTTCCTCCCAGGAAAATTGCTGGAAGTTCTTCTCCCTTAACAACCGACCTGAACTCGACCTCATTTCCAGTTGCTATGATGAAAAGACCTTCCGAGAATTCTACCCTCACCTTCAACTAGAGAGAAACGAATCGTGATCTACCTCGCCGACCACTCCCAGGAATGCTCTGCCTGCGGCACCACGCCGATAGTCGTGGTCAGAGATCCTGAGCCTACCGGCCAGGCAATTCACGAAACGTCTCTCTGTGGAGTTTGTTTCTTTCACGACAGGTTGATGATTGACCCTGAGCTCTGGAACGAACCCCAAGAAGCCACCGAATAAACCAAGGAGACTCACAAAGTGACCGATGTTCTAGATCAGTTTCTTCCTCAGGGCTTACCGCCGACACCGACGGTGAGCATTGAGCTTGACTCAGAGGGCCGACCGCCGTTCCCTCAGTTCTTCGACTCCTCAATGCTCTCCTCGTTCAAGACCTGTGAGACGCTCTTCTACAACCAGTATATCCATCACTGGAAGCCCAAGGATCAGAGCGTCCACCTTCATGCGGGCGGTGCGTTCGCCAAGGGTATGGAGGTCGCCCGTAAGGCCTTCTACGTCGACCGGCATGATGAGGAGACCTCAGTCGCTCTTGGCCTCCAGGCTCTGTTGACCTTCTACGGCGACTTTGACTGCCCCGAGGACTCAGCCAAGAGCGCCACCCGCATGGCCGGTGCGTTTGAGTTCTACTTCGCTAACTACCCTCTCACCTGGGACGACTGTGTCCCTCTGGAACTTTCCAATGGCAAGCGAGCAATCGAGTTCTCCTTCGCCGAGCCCTGTGACGTGCGCCACCCGGTTACAGGCGATCCTATCCTTATCGTCGGACGTCTGGATGCTATCCTTGGTGCGTTCGGTGCACGTCTCATCACAGACGAAAAAACGACTTCGTCGCTCGGCCCTTCGTGGTCAAGGCAGTGGGACCTCCGAGGACAGTTCAGCGGCTACGCCTGGGGATGCCAGCGCGCCGGGATCAAGGTCGACGGAGCCCTGATCCGAGGGGTCTCGATCCTCAAGACGAAGTACGACACCCAGCAAGCCATCACCTACCGGCCAGAGTGGCTGGTCAACCGCTGGTACGATGAAGCCTGCACGTGGATTATGCAGGCTATCATCTCCTGGAAGCACCGCCGGTGGCGTCATAACTTCGACCATGCCTGTGCGGAGTTCGGCGGTTGCCAGTTCCGCCAGGCCTGTTCCTCCGAGAACCCTCAGCCCTGGCTCGAAGCCGCGTTCGAGCGTCGCATCTGGAACCCGCTTCTGCGGGAGGAGAAAAAGCTGTGATCTTCAAGTTTCGATTCTTCCCCCCTGCCGGGGACCACACTCACATTCAGATGCGAGCGGGAGCTAACAAGCAAGGCGCTCTTCCGCTCGCCGGTGAGATAACCCTTCGCAACTCTGAGGTGGAAGCCTTCAAACAGCTTCTCCGTCGGGGTTCAGGCGATGGCGGACGGGTCATTCTGGAGAGCGACAGTGAGTGAGCCAACAACTAAGAAGCCCTATGGCTTCGCCGCCATGCCGAAGGAGCGCCAGCGCGAGATCGCTTCCATGGGCGGGCGCGCCGTCAAGGCCCAGAACCGCTCCTTCTCCCGCAACCGTACCCTGGCGATGGAGGCTGGTGCTAAAGGCGGGAAGAGCGTCCCGGCTGAAAAGCGAACCTTCTCCACGGACCGCTCCCTCGCAACCCGGGCTGGCATTCGAGGCGGTCAGGTCTGCCCTAACGAAAAGCGTTCGTTCTCTACGAACCGGGAGCTTGCTCGTGAAGCCGGTCGCAAGGGCGGTGGCACCAACCGCAAGGTCGAAACCGCTGGGACAGAGGAGGGCCAGACCTGTGGGCGAAACGGCTGCTTGGGCGTGATGTACACGAAGGCGAATCTCTGTACCTGTAGCGACCCAGGTGTCCACCCGCCTTGTAATGGCTGTGAGAGCCCTGTCAAGATCATTTGCTTCGAATGCGAGGCGGTCGCCTAAGTGGAACATCTGCTCTTGTTAGCGGCTTGCTCGTTAGCCTTGGGCAGAGTTCTAAGGCTGTTCCAACTCATAGCCCTGAAGCCTGAAAGGATCTTCACCTACGTCGCCGAAGCAGTTATCTTAGCCGCAGTAATCCTCGTGGGGAGCTTCCTCATATCATGAAACACTTGCTGTTTTTAAGCCTATTGGCTCTTTCTGCCTGCGCCACAAGCGGCTCAACCGAAAGCCCGAAGACCTCCGGTCACTCCATCTGCAAGGAGAACCTGGGGAACCGCTGTGAGCGGGCTGAGATCCAGATAGGTCCCTGGTGAAACACCGGTTCTTTTACGAGGGAAGATACTTCGGGGACGTAGAGAACCCTCTACGGGCTTCCGATGAAGAGTGGCTTTGCCTCTGCTGCGGCCGAACGTTCGCTGTTCGGCTGAGGCTTGAACCTCCCGTCGCTTTCGAAGGCCCTTTGCGATGGGAGGTTCATCGATCCCTCTGTGAAAAGTGCCTGTCCCACAACCCTCTCTGGATTCACCAGTACGAACCCATGCTCGCTAGGTTCATCCGGCCTTATGATGCTTCCAACCAGCTCTCTAGCCTGCGGGCACAGTTTCTCTACGACTCGATAGGACTCTGAATGGACTACGACATCTTACAAGCCGGTGATCTGCTGGCGCTGAGCCGGCTCGTCAAGGCTCAAACTGAAAAAGGCTGGGAACCCCTCGGCGGTGCCCAGTCCTTTAACCTCCACCAGCGTGACCCCAACGGTCACGAGTGGGTAGAAACTTGGTTTATGCAAACTATGGTACTCAAAGCATGACAACCCCCAACGAACCTTCTCTCCTTCCCGGCATCAACGTTCTGCTCGAAGGCCCCACCGGCGTCGGCAAGACCCACTCCATCGGGACGCTGGTCGATGCCTTCCCCCAGCTCGAGATCTTCTACCTCGCGCTGGAGAGCGGCCGGGAAAGCCTCATGGGTTATTGGACCGACCGGGGCAAGGAGATCCCTCCGAACCTGCATTGGGCCACTGTCAACACAGCTGACTATGGCTTCGCCGGGATGCTCGCTGGGGCTCAGTCAATCAACTCCCTCACCAACGACGCCCTCGCCAAGGTGCAGGATCCTAACAAGTCCAAGCACAACCAGTTCATCAAGCTCCTCACCATTCTCATGGGGTTCAAAGATGAGAGAACAGGGCAAGTCTTCGGTGCTGTTGATTCTTGGGGGCCGAACAGAGTTCTGGTCGTGGATGCACTCACGGGTATCAACAACGCAGCGATGTCTCTCACCGTCGGGGGCAAGCCGATCAAGTCCCTCGTTGACTGGGGCATCGCCATGGATCAAGTCGAGAAGCTCCTCCGACAGCTCTGTGAAGGGTGCAAGTGCCACTTCATCCTCCTCGCTCATATCGAGCGAGAACTTGACCAGGTTCTGGGAGGAGTCAAGATTTCTACCGGCACCCTCGGTCAGAAGCTTGCCGGTAAGATCCCTCCCATGTTCTCAGACGTTGTGCTGGCGAAGCGCCAGGGCACTTCGTTTACGTGGTCTACCGCCGACCCACAGGCTGATCTTAAGGCGCGTAACCTCGCCATAGCTGAAGGGCTCCAGCCTACCTTCAAACCCATGCTGGAGAAGTGGCTCGGTCGCGGTGGGCAATTCACTCCAACGGTGAAGGCGTGAATGGCGAAGAACTTCAGATCAACTACATGCCAAAGGGATTAGAACCTATGTCTAGCAACGGTACGAAGCGGCCTTGTGGATGCCTTTACTCCGACCTTAATTGCCCTCATCAAGGGGCGTCCATCGTCGTGGTCAAGGATTCGCTGGACGACCTAGTCGAAGCCACTATGGTCGAAGCCACCCTTCGCGAGCGAGGCTCCCGTTACGGGGACTTCTACGACAACGCGAGCATCTCTCAGCAACTGAAAGACATAGCTGAGATAACCCCTGGCTGGAACAACAGGTTAACTCTGCTTCACCGCGAAGGCCTTACGATGATCTTCCAGAAGATCGCCCGTATCCTTAACGGCGATCCGAACTACGCTGACAATTGGCACGACATCCAGGGCTACGCGAAGCTAGTCGAGGACCGCCTGCCGAAGGAGGGGAAGTGAAAGCCCTTCTCCTTCTCTCAGTCCTCTCCCTCAGCGCTTGCCTTATCCGCTCCGACCTCGCTGTTTCCTCCCCGGCGAGGGGCTCCGCTTGCATTCGCTGTACCCTTCTCGGTACGAGCTACCTTGAATGCGGCGACCGCTTCACCGCTTGGGGCAAGTTCAACACCTCAGGTGAATGGAGGATGCTCTACAAGACCCATTGTAAACTGGACAACCTCCAGTTAGAACGAGCGATTCACTGCGGGCCAAACAGCTACATCGTGCTTGCCCAAGACGAGATGATCGCTCCGGCTAAACGTAGGAACCTTTGTGGAGGAAAGCGATGAAAGCCACAATCACTCTCACGGCTACCTTAGAGATAAACCTTAAGCCTGAGAACTACGCTACTGATTACAGTTCTCCTTTATCTCCTGAACGCATGCTCGAAATCGAGCTTGAACAAATGCGCAACGATCCAGATATCTTTTGGGAAATCAACGATTCCCACGGAAAGGAGTTGAAGATCACAGGGGAGCTAGTCAAGTGAAGATCCCAGTTCTGGACCATGGCTATGTAGAGTTCATTGAGGCCTGGGGCACTGGTCGAGACGGTGTAGAGCATGGCTTCAACAGGCCAATAGATGTTACCTCGAAGGCTCCCTTTATGAGGAAGAACGATCACGAGGTCAGCATCATCGAGGCGGCGCGCCAGTCCACCCAAGGTTCGTTCCGTGGCTGGGGTAAACAGCCTTGAGACTGTGGCAAGGCAGAACGCATCGAACTTAACACACATGTTGTGCCTGGAACGCCCAAGATTTACTTGGAAGAATGCCTGGAAGACTGCGCGTCGCTCCAGCGCACTGATGAGCAGCTCCTCGCTTATCTCTACAACAACGAGCACTCTACACCCTTCGAGTTCTCTGGTATGACGATTGAAGTCCAGGCTCCCATTTTCGTCTTCCGCGAATGGCAGCGCCATCGGACTCAAAGCTACAACGAGATGAGCGCGC